AACTGAAATCGCCGATAAGGTGAATGCGCTTGGTACTGCATGGGAGCAGTTCAAAAGCGTCAATGATACCCGTCTTAAAGAACTTGAAAAGAAAGGTTCTGCTGACGTTCTTCTAACCGAACAACTTAATAAGCTGAACACCGCTCTCGACGAGCAGAAATCTCGTCTTGAAATGGTCGAGGCTGCTGCAAGCCGTCCGGCTGGCGCTGAAGATAAGAAAGGCGATAAGCCTGAGCATGTAGAATACAAGAAAGCCTTTAACAGCTACCTTCGCAAAGGCGCTGACGGCAGTCTTGCTGCTCTGCAATCTAAAGCACTCAGCGTGAACAACGATCCTGATGGTGGTTATCTCGTAACCCCGCAAATGTCGGCAAGCATGATCAACATCATCTTTGAAAGCTCGCCTGTTCGCCAGCTTGCTACCGTTGAAACCATTTCCAGCGATGCTCTCGAAATTATCGAGGACGTGCAGGAAATGTCGACTGGCTGGGTTGCTGAGGTAGCTGCTCGCCCTGAAACCAACACCGCACAGCTTGGCAAGAAGATCATTCCTGCCCATGAAGTGTATGCTCAGCCATCGGCTACGCAGAAACTTCTTGATGACGCATCGGTTGACGTTGAATCGTGGATTGCTGGCAAAGTTGCTGAAGTATTCGCTCGCCGCGAAGCTACGGCATTTGTAAACGGTAACGGCGTGGTTCAGCCTCGCGGTTTCCTTACCTATGCTAACGGCACTGGCTGGGGTCAGATTCAGCAGGTTCCATCAGGCACCAACGGCACTTTCGATGGTGATGACGTGCTGACGCTGTTCTATGCCCTTAAAGAAGGCTACATGGGCAACGCTTCATGGCTGATGAACCGCTCAACGGTTGCTACTGCTCGTATCCTTAAGGAAACGACCACTGGTCAGTATCTGTGGCAGCCTGGCCTTGCTACCGGTCAGCCCGATACGCTGCTTGGTCGCCCTGTGTTCATGGCAAGCGATATGCCTGTAGCTGGTACGAACTCGCTGTCGATTGCTGTGGGTGACTTCCGCCGTGGTTATACGATTGTAGACCGCACCGGCGTTCGCATCCTGCGCGATCCGTTCACCAACAAGCCATATGTTCGCTTCTACACCACGCGCCGCGTTGGTGGTGATGTGACCAACTTTGAGGCCATCAAGCTGATGCGCCTTGGCTCTTAATCTTAAGCGAATTGAAAGGATATTAATATGATTCGTGATTTAGCAAATAACGTATCGGCGGCGTATACTCTTACGCCAGCGGTACGAAACGCAGACGCAACTGGCACATCGGTTGATTTGCAGGGCTTTCGCTCTGCTGCAATCTTTATGCAGGTAGGTGTAGGCGGCATTACCTTTGACGCTACTAACCGTCTCGATATGGTAATGGAGCATTCAGACGATGGCACTACATGGACTCCAGTGGTTCAAGCAGACCTGAACGTGCTTCAGACCGGTGGCGTTGCTGGAACCGTAACCGGTTCTGGTATCGTTCGTGTGTTTAACACCGCACACGCAGCGGCAAGCTTCACGGAGATCGGCTACATTGGTGGCCGCCGCTTCGTGCGCGTGACCTCTGATTTCAGCGGTACTCAAGCAACCGGCACGCCCATCGCTGTGCTGGTAGTTCGCGGTGATCCAATCAACGCACCTGTTGCTTAATTTCGGGCTCTAACCTGACGGGGGGCTTCGGCTCCCCGTTTCTTTTCTGAGGTATAACGTGAAAAAATTTCATGTAATTAAATCGTTTAAGGGCTCGCCAAACGGCTGGGACATTGTCGAATACGAAGCCGGAAACGAATACGAATTGACCGAATCACTTGCCGCCGCCGCTCTTAGCGAAGGCTGGGCAGAAGAAATTGGCGAAGAAAAAACCCCTGTAAAAGCCACTAAAGCCAAAAAAGGCGCACCAGAGAACAAATAATGCAAGCACGCCGCACCGCCACGCTTCAGGTCGCACCGACTACCGAGCCGGTGACGCTTGACGAGCTAAAGCTGTGGGCGCGGATTGACTCTAACGATGATGATGCACTGCTAACCAGCCTGATTGTATCGGCGCGGCAGGCATGTGAAAATTACACCAAGCGTTCTTTTATCACCCAAACATGGCGCATGACGCTTGATCTGGCCGGTAATAGTCTAGATAAATTGCTTGGAGATGGTTACTACGAATTACCGATCACAGCTTTATATGGCGGACTTCCTACCGTGATTGACCTACCACGCCAGCCGGTTCAGTCGATTACTTCGATCACCACATTTGACCTTGGTAATAATGCTACGGTTTACCCTTCAATTAACTATTTCTTAAACGCAGATGGCGCGAGGGTATTACTTAATCAAGGCGCTGTATGGCCGGGCAATATGCGCCCGATTGCAGCTTGCCAGATTGTTTATGTCACTGGATACGGCAACACCGCCGCATCCGTTCCGCAGGCGATACGCGATGCAATCAAAGGCTATGCCCACCACGCCTATGAAAGCAGGGCGATGTGCGATTGCGATTCGATGCCTGCAAAATTCAAGTCAATGCTGAAGCAATACCGCCTGATGGACGGTAGAGCATGAAGGCTTCATGCAAGGTTAACGCTGGCAATTTTAACAAGCGCTTGGAGATTCAATCCGTTATTCAGGCCGCAGACGGGCAGGGCGGCTACACAGATACGTGGACTTCAACGGCAAAGGTATGGGGTTCTATCGAGCCGGTAAAGGGTTATGAGAAGTTCCAAGCCATGCAGCTTGAAACGCAGATCACGCACCGCATTCATATTCGTTTTCGCACCGGAATAACCACAAAGCACCGCATTGTTTATGACAAGCGCGTGTTTGATATTAAAGAGGTCATCAACCTTGATGAAGATAATCTATTCCTAAGGTTGATGGCGGTTGAGGTTGCCTAATGGATTTTTCAGTCAAGATTGAGGGACTGGAAAAGCTGACAAAGCAAATGAGTCAAGCCCCGCAGCTTATTAATGCTGAGCTAGACAAGGCCTTATTCATCAGCGCAAAGAAGGTTGAGGAAGAAGCCAAGCGGTCGATAGCTGAAGGTAACAAAAGCGGGAAGATTTATATACGGCGCTCAGTTGCACACCGAGCATCAGCAGCGGGGGAAGCCCCCGCAAGCGATACCGGAAGGCTGCTTAATTCGATTGCGACAAGGCTACAAACAAATGCAAAAGAAGCCCTTATCGTAGCAGGAAATAGCATTGTGAGATATGCGCGGTTTCTTGAGTTTGGCACATCGAAAATGGCAGCACGCCCTTTCATGGTTCCTGCGCTGGAAAAGTCAAAAGCGTTCATTCGCGCACGCCTTAATGAGGCGGTCGATATAGCAATAAAGAAGGTCACAAAATGAGTCTGGCAGCCAATGAGATGCAGAAGGCGATATATACGCGCCTGACTGCGGCTCTTGGCGCAAGTCCCGTTGTGTATGATTATGTCCCGCAGGATGCGGCTTATCCTTATGTTGTCATCGGCGCTGATACGTCAATACCGTGGGACACTAAAACCAATGACGGGCAGGAATTTACCTGCACGATACACGCATGGACTAAGAACTCAGGGCGCAGGCCGCTTAAGACCATCATGCAGAATATCTATGCGGCGCTCCATCATCAGGAGCCGCTGCTTACCATGACCGGATTCACCTGTGTGCAAATGCGCTGTGAATATTCTGAAACCATACAAGACCAATCGCCTGAGGGAGATACCGACCGTTACTACCACGGGATCATGAGATTCCGCGCTCTAATCATCGAACCATAAGGAGAATACACAATGACCGCATACAGAGGCCGCAACCTGACTCTAAAGTTTGGCGCAGGTGGCAGCGCACCCATTATCACGCAGGCGCGTTCGCATACGCTGACCGTTAATAACGAAATCGTGGACATTACGAATAAGGATTCAAACGGATACCGCACGCTGTTAGAAGATGCAGGCGTTCGCAGTGCTTCTATCTCAATTGAAGGCATTGTTGATAACAGCACTGCATTCGAGAGCTTTCAGGCGGCGGCTCTGGTTGGAACCATTGGAACCTACAGGCTCGAATTTGCCGATGGCGATGTATTCGAAGGGTTATTCCAACCGACCTCTTACGCGGTTAGCGGGTCTCATAACAACGAGCAGACCTTCACCGCATCGCTTGAGTCAAGCGGCGCATGGACTTTCACAGCAGCATAAGGAATTAGCACATGGCTACATTAACCGTTCAGGAAGTTGATATTGGAACTGGCTTAGCGCCAACTTTTGCTGCGGCAGATGTTGCTGGAGACCAGTACGCAAACGAAGGTCGCACTTATCTTCACGTTAAACACAGCGGCGGCTCGGCAATGACCGTAACTGTAGCCGCGCAGCAAGCAGCGGTTGATGACCCGCAATTCGGGAGAATCGTTCCTGCTAACCGCGCTTTTACGGTTAGCGGCAACTCGGAGCGAATCATACCCTTTATGTCTCCGAGCATGTATAACAACGCAAGCGGTCGCGTTGCTGTAACCTATAGCACGGTAACCGGCGTAACTGTTGCCGCCATTCGCGCACCGGTAGCACAATGACCTACGAACCAGCACAACCACGTTATACCTTAACGCTGGCAGGCAAGAGCTATGACCTGATTGCAACTTTCGGGATGATTGATGCGTGTGAGGCGGCGCTTAACCGCTCCATCATCTCGATTGCAAGCGGCGTGTTTGAGCTTCCTGCTCGTGACATGGCAAAGCTCTTATGCGCGATGATTGGTGCTAATGGACAAAAGCTATCGCATCAGGATGCAGGCTTTGCGCTGATGGATATGGGCATCGGCAGCAGCGACTATGCGGCTTTCTGCCTTGAGGTGTACGCATTTCTTAGCATTGCGCTTGCCAAGCCGGAAGCGCGGGAGGGTATCCGCGAAGAAATGGGAAAGCTGAAAGGGAAGGTGTCCGAGCCTTCCCGTGGGACGATTACAAACGATTCTGCTACGGCGCTCTAAACTGGTCGCCTGCTGAATTCTGGCAAGCTACGACATGGGACGTCACCAGTGCTTACGAAGGCTGGGCGAATGTCAATGGCGTTAAGAAATCAAACAAGCTGAACGAATCGGATGTGCGACAACTTCGCGCTGAACTAGAAGAAGCAAAAGCAAAACACAGGGCATTATATGGCTGATCTGCAAGAGTTGGTTCTAAGAATAAGAGCCGACGCGGGGCAGCTTGACCGCGAGCTAAAGAAAGCTCAAGGCGCGGTGCAGCAGTCTACCAGCCGCATGTCTTCTTCGTTTGCTGGCCTTGCAAGCGAATTAAAAGCACTAGCGCCTGCACTTGGTGCTGCGGCCTTTGTCAACTTCGCAAGAAACTCGCTGGTTGCAGCCGATAGAATCAACGATCTAGCCGCAAGGACAGGATTTTCAACCGAGACTTTATCGGCTTTCAATCTTCAGCTTATTCAAGGCGGCACGAATCTAGAGGAATTTTCGTCATCCATCGGCAGGATGAATAACCTTATCGGTGAGGCCGCTAAGGGAACCAATGAGCAGGCAGCAGCGGCATTTGAGCGCCTTGGCTTATCGGTAAGGGATTTAATAAACCTTACACCTGAGCAACAGTTTTCTGCCATCGCACGCGCCCTTGCAAATGTCAAGAATCAGGCCGAATTTACTAACATCGGCATGGATATATTCGGCAGGTCGTTTGCCGCATTAAGCCCTGTCATTCGCCAAACCAATGGCAATATCGATGATTTTGTAGAGAAAGCACGCAAAGCCGGACTGGTCATTGATGATGAGCAATCAAAAAAAATAGGCGAGTTTTTTGACTCATGGGATGAGGGTGTTCTTCGCTTGCAGTATGCAATGGCAAACGCCATGCCAGCCCTCAAGCTATATCTTGACGGCCTGTCTGCCATTCTAAATCTACCACAAAACGCTTTTGAAGCTGGCGGCGATTTAGCTAGGGCATTGGGGCTTGCGGGTAATCCAAATGTATCTAGTAGAAGGCCGGGCGAAACAAGGATAGTTCGCGGCGCTTCGGCACGAGCAGAAATCGATGCGGCACTTAGGGCAAGAGGACTGCCGGGGCTTGGTAGCGATTCTGGCAGCAGAGCATCATCAGGAAGCCCATCGCAAAATATAGAACGCGCCGCAAAGGCCGCCGAAGATTACAACAGTCACATTGAAGAATATAACCGCGTCATGGCGGAGGCCAAACGGCAAAGCGAAGCGTTTACCGAAAGCATTAAGAACAATTTATCGCAAGGTCTGACGCAAGCCGTATTCGCAGCAGACAGCGCAGGCGATGCATTTAGCCGCATGGCGATGCAGATCGCGCAGGCAATTTTTGAGCGCAGCGTATCGCAGCCGCTATCTAATAGCATTGTTAATGCAATAGACGGCGCAAGTATCTTTAATGGCCTTAGCTCAATGTTTGGCGGTTTCTTTGCGGATGGAGGCAGTCCGCCTGTGGGCAGGCCGTCTATTGTTGGTGAGAATGGCGCGGAGGTGTTTGTGCCTCGCGTGCCGGGTACTATCTTGCCAAATGGCGTAGGCATGGGCGGCCAGTCCGTCACGGTGCAGCAGTATTTCCAAGTTAGCAATGATGTTCCATCGCTTATTGAAGCGCATATAAGAAATGCCGCTCCTGTCATCGCAAAGGCCGCTCATGAGGCGGTATTTAGCAGCATTAGACGCGGCGGCAGTGCATCTAAAATCGTAGGTTTAAGGGGTTAATATGCCAGTAACAATGCCAAGTCTTTACGGCTTTGTGACGGCCAGTAACTTCTATTTGGAGACCAACACGCAGATATTTGAAAGCCCGATTAATAAGACGGTGCAGACGCTGGCATTGTCAGGCGCAAGATGGAAAGCAGAGATTACACTCAGGCGCATGAAACCTACCGAGGCGGCGCAGTGGATTGCGTTCTTCCTTGCCTGTAGAGGCATGAGCGACACCTTTCAGCTAGGTGATCCGAATTGGCCCAAGAACTACGGTGTAGGCACAGGTTCCCCGGTCGTGAACGGCGCAGGACAGACGGGAACCAGCCTGAACATTACGGGCGCAACGGCAAACATTACGAACTGGCTTCGCGCAGGTGATTATTTTTCGGTTAACGGCGAGCTTAAAAGACTTGTCGCGCCATGCAATACCAACGGCAGCGGCCAGACCACCTTACTATTTGAACCGCCGCTTAGGAACAGCCCATCTAATAGCGCAGTCATTACGGTTAATAATCCGACCGCCAAAATGCGTCTTAGCGATGACATGCAGCAGCAATGGCTGACCGATTTCAACGGCATCTATCAAGAAAAAACCTTTAGCTGTTTTGAAAGCATACCATGAGCAGGGACTTAGCCAGCGCAGCGGTTACTGAAATTAGTAAAAACTCTATCGGCGAGCCGATATTATTTGCCGATCTTGATTTTCCTTCAGGCTTTGTTCGCGCACACACGTCTTTGGGAACAATCAACTGGGGCGGCTTTGATTGGCTTGGCGTTGGTACGCTGGGCAGTGTTTCAGCGGTAGAGGAAACTTCAGAGCTTCAGCGCCGCACGCTGGTATACACGCTCACTGGCATTCCCAGCGCAATGATTTCCATTGTGCTTGGAGAGAATTATCAAGGGAGGAAAGCTAATCTTTATTTAGGATTCAAAGACCCCGCAACAGGCTTGCTTGTGGCAACGCCCGATTTACTTGATAGCGGCCTGCTTGACGTTTCCGAAATTGAGGAAGGCGATACGATATCGGTAACAATCACCGCCGAAAGCAGGGTGGCGCAATGGGATAGGCCGGTAGTCAGGCGGTATACCGATACCGACCAGAAATCACGCTTTCCCGGCGATAGGGGCTTAGAGTTTATCGACCAAGCGGCACAAAAAGAAATCAACTGGGGTAGGCGCACCGTATGAGAATTGACAACTGGGAATCTGCTTTAGCTAAATATATCGCAGATTCTCAAGGCTTGTCGTTTGTTTGGGGCAGGAATGATTGCACGCTGTGGGCTGCGAAGTGGGTTGATATAGCAACCGGAAGCACATTCTACAACGAATGGTCAGAGCTTTATAACAACGAAGCAGAGGCGCAGGCGCTTATAGAAGCCAATGGCAAATCCAGCATCAAAGAAATGATTGACGAGCGGTTGCCCCCGAAAGCAATCCCGCGCATCAGTCGCGGTGATGTGGTGATGTTTAATGGCGCTGTGGGCATTTGTGATGGGCTTAAATCTGTGTTCATGCAGCAAAGCGGCCTTGAATATTTGCATACGCTTAAATGCGAATATGGCTGGGGGGTCTGAATGCCTCCAGTCGCTGTTGCTGTCGCTGCTGCTGCTGCATCAACAGCGGCGGCATCGTCTTTAACGGTTTTTGCATTTGGTAGTTTTTATCTTGGATCTGGTTTGCTTGCCAGTTCGATAGCGGGTGGAGTTGTTGGCTTCGCCGTTCAAAGAATAGGCGGCTCTATTATTGGCGGTGGCAAAAAACCGCGCGGGGGGGCAGCAGGCGCAGCGCCATCATTTGATAACGGTCTTCGCCAAGTTGTTAGATTGTCCGATGCAAGCCATAAAATAGTATATGGCCGCGCACGCGTAGGAGGTCATCTCGCTTATATCGAAACCTATCCTACCGCGCCTGATTCTACCGGGGCATCGCAGACGGGTGATAATTTGTTTCTGCACATGGCGATTATCCACGCAGGCCATGAATGCGATGCGGTGGAGCAGGTTTATATCAATGATGACTTAGTCACGCTTGATGCAAATGGCTTTGTCAACGAAGCGCCTTATAAAAAAGACGGCAAATCTTACGTCAGGATTATCCATCGCTTAGGCACTGACACACAGGTTGCGATTCCTCAAATGCAGGCGGAATGCACAAACTGGACGGCTGACCATAGACTGCGCGGCCTTTGCTACAGCTATGTCAGGATGCAATGGAATCCGGATATCTTTGTAAACGGAATACCAACTATTAACGTGGTGCTGCGCGGTAAAAAGGTTTTTGATCCTCGCACCAGCCTGATTGCATGGTCTAATAACGCCGCGTTGATTGCCCGTGATTATATTACCAGTAGGGACGTTGCGAATATACCTTATGGTTTCGGCGCGGTAGCAAGTGAAGTTGATGACGCATTTACAATTGCCGCAGCCAATATTTGCGATGAGCTAATCACAAAGCTCGATAGCACTACCATGCCACGATATACCTGCAACGGGGTAGTTGATACCGAGCAGACGGTACTCGATAACCTTGAGTTATTGCTAAGCGCCATGGTGGGAACAGTCACCACACCTAAAGGGCAGTTTAGAATTCACGCGGGTGCCTATAACACCCCAGAAACTGCCGTAATTGATGAATCATGGCTAACGGGCGCAATGCGTTCACGCAATAGGGTGGAGCGCCAGAGTATATTCAATGCGGTAAAGGGAAGGTATACGAACCCCGATAAAAACTGGCAGAATGATGACTTCCCCGCCATTACCAGCGCAGCGTTTCAGGCGCAGGATAATGGCGAACGAATCTTTACCGAGATTGACTTGCCATTTACTACGGATGGTGAAGCGGCGCAGAGAATCGCTAAGATTATTTTAAGAAAAAGCCGCGAGCAAATATCCATCACTATGCCTTGTAATTACAAGGCATTACAGTTCGCTGTGTGGGATGTGGTAAAAGTGAGCAATGCCGCACGCGGTTGGGTAGAAAAACCGTTTAGAATTACATCATTTAATTACGAATTGCGCCAAGGCGTGACGCTTGAGCTGAGAGAGGAAAACGCAACGTCTTATGACTGGACGGCAAGCGATGCCGAGGCGATAGCAAGCGCACCGGATACTGACCTGCCAAGTCCTTATGTGGTGGCTGTCCCGAGCTCAGTTGCTTACACATCCCGCGCCGTTAGCACCGTTGGCGGCGATACGGTTTACAACCTTGTGTTGACATGGGCGGCATACGGAAACAGCTACGTTACAAACGGCGGTCAATTCGAGATTCAGTTTAAAGAATCATCGATTGCGGATTGGCGGCCATCGTTTTTTGTATCGGGTGATTCTACCTTTGCAGACATTCCAAACACATCACCAAACGTTGAATACGACCTGAGAATCCGCGCCGTGAACGTGCTTGGCGTGCGCTCTAACTGGGTCACAATTTTAGATGCTCTCATCGGGTCATCAGGCGGGGTTATCAATTCGCTTGATTGGGATTCGGTAGCAGCAACAGCAACTTTCTTTAACGACTGGGACAGCGTGGCTGCACCAGAAAGCTTCACCAATGATTGGGGTTCAGTCGCATGACGGCAACACAAACACGATTAAGACGCGGCACTAACGCACAAGTCAATGCTATGACTCCGGCCAGCTCTGAGGTGGTGCATGACACAACAAACAATCGCTTAAACGTAGGAAACGGCTCCACGGCTGGCGGCTTTCCGATTCCAAACTTCCGTGACCTACAGCAATCAGCATTCATCACCGGAACGGTAGGCGGCACGGCAAACGCTATCACGCTAACCCTTGTTCCCGCTCTCGCTGCTTATGCTAACGGCGTGCGTCTCATTTTCAAAGCGACCGCAAACAATACTGGCGCAACCACAATCAACGTAAACGGCCTAGGCGCACGAAACATATTTAAGCTCTCCGGCACGTCACTCGTGGCGTGTACGGGCGGCGAAATCATATCAGGCGCATGGTACGAGATTATAGACGATGGCACGCAGTTTCAGCTTGCGGGTGGTGTTGGTGGCGGCGTTACGGTTACGAGGCAGGTGTTTTTATCATCAGGCACCTACACCGCACCATCAAATCTTATTAGCGCCGATGTGGAAGTAGTAGGCGGCGGCGGTGGTGGTGGTGCGGGTGCCAATATTGGAACAGGCGGCGGCGCTGGGGGCTATGCAAAAAAGATATTCACGGCAGCCGCTATAGGGGCAAGCCAGACGGTCACGATAGGTGCGGGAGGCGCGAGCGGAGCTGCGGGTGGAACTACTACTTTTGGCGCAATTCTACAAGCAACAGGCGGTGGCGGCGGCTTTGGCACAAGCGGATTTGGTGGCGGCGGCGGAATCGGAAGTCTTGGCGATATTAATCTGACCGGAAATCACGGCGATCAATCTGGCACTCTTAACTTGGGCGGAAACGGCGGACAATCAATATTTGGCGGCAATGGTCGCGGCGGAAACCCCAGCGCAGCGGGTACAGCCGCAGCGGCAAATTCCGGATCTGGTGGTGGTGGCGCGGGCAACGCAGCTGGCGCAGGAAACGGAGGAGCGGGCGGTTCAGGCATTTGTATCGTTACAGAATATAGGAGAGGATAATGCAAGCGTCAATTATCGACCTAAGCACCAATCAAATCGTTAATGTTATTGAGCTTGAGCCGGATGCGATATGGGAAGCGCCTGCCGGCCACATAGTTAAGTATATAGAAGCCGAAATAGGTAATGTTTTTGACCATAAAATACAAGCAGCAACAAAGGCGGAGAAATAATTATGACTACAATTCCGGGCACGCCTACCGAACCTTTGGTAATTGTCAAAGGCGCGACATTCGACCCCGTATTTACATGGCGCGATGAAAACGGCACAGCCATCAATCTCACTGGCTATACGGCAGCCAGATTCATGGCGCGTGAGGTTATTGACTCAGCAACGCCATTTATCAGCCTATCGATAGGTAGTGGCATCACGTTAGGCGGCGCGGCGGGAACCATTACGCTAAACATGAGCGCGGCGGCTACGGGCGCACTTACTCAGGATAAAGGCGTGTTTGAAATAGATGTGACCGACGGCAGCGGCAAAGTTACCTCGCTGGTTATCGGCGATTTGTTGCTTTATAAAAAGGTGGCAAGATGAGCGATACAATTATTGTTCAGAATAAAGTTATACAGACGCTTGAAACGCCATCGCAAACGGTATCGCTTAATAATCAAAAAATAGACGTATTAACTAAAGGGATACAAGGCGCGGCAGGCATTGGCGTGCCAATCGGCGGAACAACAGGGCAGGCATTAGTAAAAAAATCAAATTCTGATTATGATACCGAGTGGGCGGCAGGCGGCGGCGGCGGAACTCCAGGCGGCGCTAATACACAGGTGCAATACAATAAATTAGGCGCACTTGCTGGCAGCCCGAACTTTACTTTTAACGACGCAACATCAACCCTTGATGTAACAAACCAGATAGGCTCCGATGTTTTACAAGCAGCGTCCGAGCTAAGATTTGCTCCGGGCGGTTCATTTACGGCATCAATTTTCCCAGGCGCGCTCAATGGTGATGTGGTAATGACCACGCCGACTCAGCAAAACAGCGAGCCTAACAGCGCATGGATTTTTGATTCAGCTGGCATTGGCTCGTTTGTTTCTGTCTTGGCCGCACAAAACACGCTATTTGGCGTTGGCTTCGTCACCGGAACAACAACGGTTACAACGGCTATCGGCCTGAGCATTGATACCCACTATCAAAACCTAACGATTAGTGGCGCTGGCTCAATTAATACGAACGGCTGGCGGTGTTTTGTTCGTGGGGTGCTAAATGTTAATACTGGTGGCTCGTCAGCTATTCACAGAGATGGCGGAGACGGAACAAGCGCACCAGCAAACAGCGGAACAGGCGGTTCTGCCGGCACGACTCGTTCGAGCTTTACCATGGGCGGTGGCGGCGCGGCAACGGGCGGGGCGGCAGGGCAAACGGGAGCAGGCGCAAACGCAGCAGGCACGAGCGCAATCACCATTGGCTACGGTAACGTAGGTGGTACAGGCGGCAGTGGTGGAGCTGGAACAAGCGGGGGCGGTGGCATTTCGACAGCTGCTGGAATTATCACAACCATTGCCATTAAACGTCATGCAGATGTCAATTTCCTGCAAGGCAATACCCTTGTTCTGGGTGGAACGGGCGGAAGCGGCGGTTCTGGTGGCGGCGGTGACGGCGTAAACGTAGGGGGTGGTGGCGGTGGTGGAGGCTCTGGCGCAGGCGTGTGTATGATTTTTGCCTACGTCATCCAAACCAGCGCAAGCACAGCAGCCGGTGTATTCTCGGCTCGTGGTGGCTCTGGTGGTAACGGTTCTACTCGCACCGTAGGCACTGTAGGCGGCGGCGGCGGAGGCGGAGGCGGTGGTGGTGGCGGTCTGTTCGTTGTCTGTATGCACCGCAGCGGAGACCCTGTATTAGAAGGACTCAGAGCAGACGGCGGCAAGGGCGGCAATGGTGGAAACGGAACCAACGCAAACGGAAACGGTGGCACAGCAGGAACGGGCGGATATTGCAGCCTCACTGTTCTTTCCAACAACACGGTTGGTAGCATTCTAACACAAAGCGCATCAGGCACCGCACCAACCGCACCGCTTGGAACAACTGGCGGCGTAGGCGGCGTATCGAGGATTACACTATGAGGACACCAGATTTTCAGCAAAATGGTTTCGATGGCTACAACATTAATGTTGACGGCCAAGTCATCGGCACGTGGGTGAACACCGACAACGAGCCGCCCGAGCGTGTCGAGCAGATGATGAACTACCTCGAAGCCAACATGACAACACGGCAGGACGTTGCGCAAATGCCAACCCTTATCACCAAGGGGCAGCTTATTAGGGCACTTTATCAGCTTCATGGCATTACAGCGGAACAATTAGACACCGCTGTTTACGCAGTAATTGACCAGCTACCCGCTCAATTTGACAAAACCGCGCTGCAATATCTCTGGAGATACTCAAACGATATTGACATGACAAAGCCAGAAACCCTTATGCTTATGGATGCGGTGGCTGGCGCTCTTGGTTTAACTCAGCAACAAGTGCCTGAAGGCATCTTACTGGCGGCAACGTTATGATTGAGATTATCGCAGCATCTATCATCCATCGCATCCGTGGCGGTGGGTTTATTAAACTCCCACAAGGCCGCAGCGACGACATTGCCGCTTTGTTCTTTGGCCTGCTGTGCTGGTACATCACTCAGAACCCATGGGCTATCTTGGTATTGGGCGGTGCTTATCGCCTTGCCGAGTCATTTGGCTGGGGTCAATGGGTAGGCGTGGCTGTAGGTGGAAACCTAGTGCCGCGCAAGGGCGTGATTGATGACCTGCTAAGGGAGCTTGAGCCAGAGCCAGACTTGTGGGCTGGGCTTGGCCTGACGATTCGCGGACTGATGTTTGGCGGCATTATGTTTGTGGCCATGCTTCCCTTCGACCAAGTGGCGGCGGTGAAGCTCTTTATCATCTGCCCGTTCATGCCGCTGGCTTACTTCGCAACCCGCCTGCTCAAGAAGACCCCCGATGAGCGCTGGGCAATTGGTGAATATATCTATGGGGCGATGATAGGGCTGGCGCTATGGTAGACGACCACGGAGCGAGAATTGCAGTGTTAGAGACGCAGCACAAATTCCATCAGGCAACGCTTACGGACGTTACCGAGCAGCTGGAAAAGCTCAACGCCAGCGTGACGCAAATCAACAGCAAGTTGGATAAAAACATGGGGTTTATTGCTGGCGCAGCGTTTGCCTTTAGCGCAATCGGCGCGGTGATTGGTATGACCAGCGCGGCTATTTTTAAAAGGCTCGTAGAATGAGAAAACTTACCCGCGAAGGAATTGAGAAGATTAAACAATTCGAGGGTCTGAAGCTCACTGCGTATCAATGCAGCGCCGGAGTTTGGACGATTGGTTATGGCCATACGTCAACTGCCAAGAAAGGGATGAAGATTACAGAGGAAGAGGCAGAGTCTTTGCTATACGCTGACCTCGAGGTGTTTGAAAGCGCCGTTGATAGACTTGTACAAGTTAAGCTAACGGAGTGGCAATTTTCCGCGCTGGTGTCGTTTGCTTTTAATGTGGGTGTAAGGGCTTTCGAGAAGTCCACACTGCTTAAAAAGCTCAACGCAGGTAATTATGATGCTGTCCCTGCGCAACTCATGCGCTGGAACAAGACAAAGGGCAAGGTCGTGGCCGGACTTACCAACCGCCGCGCAGCCGAAGCTGGCATGTGGGCAAAGGGTTCGTTTGTAGAATCCAGCACCACGAAAGCGGAAGCTAAAGACAAGCCGCTTGCGAAAAGCCGCGAGGTGATGGGTGGAACGGTAGCGGGCGGCATGGTCACGGCCACCGCTGTGATTAACGAGACGGCAGCGCAGATTGAGCCGCTCGCAATGTACTCAGAAACCATCAAAACAGTGTTTCTTGTCATCGCCCTGCTGGGCATAGGACTTGCCATGTATGCCCGTGTTACCCGCGATAATTAAATACTGGAAGCCGCTGGCCGTTAGCCTTGCCTGCGTGGTGCTGTACGCATGGGGCTACCTCAACGGTATAAATAACGAAAAAGACGCATGGCAGGAAGCCAGACTTAAAGCCACCGAGCGCAATTTAAAAATTAACAATGAGGTATCCGATGAACTACAAAAACGCTATGGCATTAGCCGTAATCGCTGCAATGACCTCCGCCTGCGCGCCTCCGGTCGCCTGTTCATTTGTCCCACCGGCAGATGTGATGCAGGAGCCAGCTCAAAGGGATTTTCTGGGGACTTGGGAGAAGATGTTACCAAAATGATTTGCGATGCCGAGTTGCAGACCGAGCAGCTCATTGCCTGTCAACAGTGGATCCGAGCTAACATGAGGTGAAGCCATGCCGGAGATGATACGCGGTCACAACTACATGAGAGTAGACCCCACCACGCTCCGGCGGATCAATCGCTCACAATACAAGACAATGTCGGTAGAAGCGGCAGAGAGGGGCATCAGAAAGCTGATAGGCGTATCCCTCACCCGCTACCAGTTCTCCGCGCTGGTGAGTTTCCTAATCAGTGTGGGAGCGAAAGAGTTTAGGAAGTCGGAAGTCTACAAGCTAACGGTAAAGGGGCAATTCTTACTGGCAGCCGAAAGATTCTCTGATTATCGAATCGGAACGGATGGGAAAGAAGATAAAGAGCTAATGCGCCGCAGGGAATATGAGCGCAGGCTATACACGCACCCAGTGATTGTAACCAATACGGGCAAAACTGGAGGTGTAGAATGACGCGTCAACCATATTCTGATGATGTTAAAAGCGAAGTCTTGAAGATGCTGGACGATGGCTTTACTCGGATTGAGATAAACCAGAGAACAGGCGTGGGACTCGCGACCATTGGTTACTGGAAGCGCGAGGCAAGGTCGAAGTTAATAGCACCATCTGTGAATCCGCCCTTACAGGAATTGCCAAAAGACAAAAGCAAAATCCTTATTTACGATATCGAGACGTTGCCAAACCTTGGCTATTTTTTTGATACTTTGCCCGACAGGTCTATCCCGTTGGACTTTATTGTTAAGCCAAAATCTATCTGCACCATTGCATGGAAATGGTACGGCGAACCTGAGACTTATGTCTATGTCATGGAAAAGCCGTATGAGGACAAGAAGCCATTAGAGGAGTTTCTGCCGGTATGGAGCGAGGCCAACTATGCCGTTGCCCATTATTCGCGCTTTGACAAAACATTCATCGCGGCAAGGCTTATGGCTAATGGCCTGCCCTCTCTGCCGCCTGTCAATGACATTTGCACTTACAAGCTGGCTAAGACGCATTTCGGCAGGTCGCTTAATGGCAACAAGCTAGACCATTTGGGAACCATCTTAGGCGTTGGCAGGAAAAACAAAACCACCGCGAATCTATGGGTTGGATGTGCCAGCGGAGACATGGCGGCCATAGAGGAAATGGCGGCGTACAACAAGCAGGATGTGGAGCTATTGGAGCAGGTATTCACCGAAATGCTTCCACACGTTAAAAGCAAGCTCAATCTTAATCTGCTAAGTGATGAACCCGTGATACGTTGCAAGCAATGCGGAAGCGATAATCTTACGCAGCGGGGATTTGAGTTTAAGGCGGCATCGATGCAGCATCGGTATGTTTGCAATGACTGCGGCTCTTGGTCAACCTTTCCAGCGAAGAAGGCAAAGTTATGATTCCCGAGCATGTGGCACTACGATCCTTCAACATTATCCTTGGTATCATGCGAGAAGGCAGTAAGAAAGACGGCGCTAACGATTCATGGCTGGATAAGCCCGAACGATTCCACACAAACAAGGCCATACGCCATGTCATCAACCATGACCTAGAAGGAAACGAACCACACCTTCACTACGCGCTAGTCAGGCTTGCAATGGCGATATGCCAGCAAGAAGTTCGTCCAAGTCAACAATCGCCCTGCCCATATTGTTTCGAGCCGTGTCATTGCTCACATATGGATGAGCATCGCGCATCGCCTCAAGCGCCTGATTGATGATTTCAAGCTCGTCTTTGGTCATCATCCCTCCTGAACTGAAACCCCAGCTCTTCCATCAGTTTAATCACTGTATAGGCATGTGGCGCAGCGGTGTATTTCTCGCGCTTGCATAGCTCGCCCCATAGGTAATCGGCTAGTTCTTTGGTGGTCATTTATCCGCGCCTCTTGTTATTGTCGCCCATGGATTGATTATTTGATACCATTTCCACCGAGGTATTCCGCGCACGTTATATTTGTAAAGCGTTCGGTTCCATCTGATTCTGCATAGGCACCAAGGGTTTCTGATTCTATTCTTAACTCTCCACCATTGATGCCGAAAATCATACAGACTCGACGGTATTTCAATCGTTAACTTGATTGGAGAATAGCGGCAATGGCTTTCTTCAATGGTCATCTCTGCAATATCTCCTTCACCGCCTGTATCGCGGCTTTGGCCATAGCTTTCATTCGTTTTTCCACTGACTCTATTTTGTTTGCGCGTGAAGCCTTCCACATATCAAGCATAACTTGCTCAACCGCCTCATCACTATCCAGCGCGGATAGGTTTGGTTGCTGCTCGCCTATTGAAGTTTTTAGAGCCGGATCGTAGGCTGCAATCACTCTTTCCATTAAACGCCTATCATATGCTTTTTCAAAAACTTCGTTGATTTTTATTGCATCCCCATCAGCGGATAGGTTTGGTTGGTTGCTTCCCTTTGTAAACTTAAAGTGCGCCTCTCCCTCTGGGATGCTTTCGTCCACCACAAACTTCATGCCAGCATATTCCTTGCCATGCTCAGCGGATAGGTTTGAGGTGCGGTTTGCTTCGTAGGCTTCGATGATGCAGCGAAGGAAATGTCTTGTGTAAACGTCATCATTTTTTATTGCCGCAGCAAATGCCTTCTCATCCAGCAGTTTTTCGGTTTGTTTGGTCATGGTTTTGCTTCCATAATTATTTTGTAGATTCGTTCGCATTGCTCGTTGGATAGCGTACAATAATTAAAAGTTTCAACCTTTTTCCGGCGGAGAAATTTCTGCCCTTCTTCATAAAGTGCTTTATCGTATTGCATAGTTGCAACGTTGTTGCCAATACATGCGCCGTTGGACTTCCTGTATTTATATCCACCAATGACGCACTGCTTTTCAGATACGGACTCGCATTGCACAATTTCGTAATAAGCAGCGCCACGCCCCCAGCCGTAGCTTTGAGGGCGCATAAACTTGTCGCCAATTTTTACATTAGTTAAATCCATTATCCCCTCCATTCGGTTTGTGTGGTCATAGTTGTTTCCTTATAGTAATGCGAATATCGGTTCCCATTCTTTCAACACTATATTCACTGCATAGGTTCAAAGCTATTTTATCAATTTCTTGGCGCAACCTGTCTTCAATCCTCTTTTTGGCGCGCGCAATTTCTTCTTCGCAGATTTCTTCTGCTGCCTTCTTTACACCAAAATTAATGGCTTTGATAAATAAATCTAAGTCTGTTGTCTTGGTCATCACCCCCTCCATTCAGTTTCTTTGGTCATAATCCTGCTCGTAAAAATATTAAGCTTAGCCCAAGTAAAATACTCATTTTTAAGTAGAACCACATATCATTAATAAATTCCTTTATTCCATCGTGTGGTTCTACAACAATTCTGCATACTAATTCTTGCTTCATCACCCCCTCCATTTATCTGCTAGTGCTAGGGCTTTCCTTGCTTCTCCGATATCGCCATAGAAATCAACGTAACGCTTCAGGTGCTTTGCAATTTCCGACATATCCTTGCCCATCTCTGCTGCACAGGCTTGGTAGCCCTGCATATAGCATTGCTCATTAGTATAGCCAGCAGCATAGTATGGTTGCTCTGTTAACCATAGGCGATAGCTGTCAAACGCCTCCCTGATTTTATCTTGTGTCATTTCTCCCACGGCCTATACCCTCCGCTTCCTACCATGCTGATTTCTTTTCCCCAAGCGTCCTTAACAACGCTCCATGCCGCTGCGCCGTTAGAGTATATTTCTTGCGTGAAGCGATCGCCGGATTTTGATACATGCTCAACTATTGCGTCTGGCTTATTCATTAATGTTCCTGTTGTTGTGGTCACTTTTATGTATTTTGTATTATGCCGCCAATCGCTAGAGCAATAAAACACTGTTCCTGTGGGATGTGTTGGTGGCACTTTCCATGCCCCACACTCTTGGCAAATAATGTTTGTGGTGTCCATCACTCGCCCTTCTCGTTTTGTTGTTTGGTGGTTGGTTTGTTGCTATGTACGGAAATGCGAACCCAAGGATAATCGGCAGCTATTTCACATGCCCTAACCGCTGATCGACCCGCATAAACAACCCTATATTCTTCACTATAGATATTGTTTTGCACAACAAATATCGTGTCTTTTGCAAGCATCACTCACTCCTCCGGTTGTTTAGTGTTTGCTTCCCGCTCAACATCTCGACCAGCTATAAGATATTTCCCCGCAGTCCATTTTGAATCCGGCGGGATAGCAAACGTGGCCGTGCCTTTTTCAAAATCCAGTTCGATTAACTCGCATATGTATTGCATCACTCGCCCTCCGGTTGTTTGTCGGTTGGTGGCGCTGGTAACGGCATCCAGTGGGTTGGCCATCTGTAGTCAGGTTCAAATTGCCAATCAGTACCTCGGTTAAAAAACTCACCATCAGCAGATACGGCAAAGAATGGCGCGTCATTTGCGCAGTTACTTATCCTGTATCGCGCAGTAAACACATCGCGCCCATCGGTGACGATAATTTCAGTTCCATCCCTAGGCGCAGTCTCAATCGGTTCCCATTCCATAATCACACCCCTCCCTTCTCGCGCCAGCAATCGGGCAGGGATGCGATGATTTTTTCTAGCTGCGGTTTCGCCTCTGAATAACCTTGCGATGCATTACCTTTAATAAGGTTTTCGGCGCATCGCATATACCATTCTGCACTGCCAACCATCTCCCTCATCATCGGCGCGAGTGCTTCGATGACGGTCTGCACTGTTTCGTAAAGGTCTGGGCTTCCGTTAGCAATAGCCCTAGCCAGCAGTTCTTTTAGTTGTTCGTTTGTCATGCTAAATACTCCTCAATGTATTCAATCAAGCTTCTCATGTCTCTTAAGCATTTATCGGTAGATTCAAGTCCGCTTTCGGCAATCCGCCAAGATTCCAAATACTCCTCGGCATCATCAAGTACTTTCTTTTGGCTGTAAGCCCTTGATAACGCTTCATTGTAAATATCCAATGCAGCATTAACACCGCTTAACGCATCGTTTAGTTCATTAGCAATATCTTGCCAGTCTGCTTGTTCCATTGTCATAAATACCCCGCATCCTTTGCTTTTTGTAACTTATCGCCGATAAATTCTTTTGATTCGGAAGCGTCTTTATATGAAGCATGCAATGAATAATGGCGACATACTTTTATTATTCCATTGTAGTCATCATAGCATCTTTTAAGGCAGTCAACCAACACCTCAATCAGCGCATCCTTTTTTTCCAGTTCTTCGACGCATTCATTATATTGCTTTATGGTTGCCAGATGAGCTTGTTGCTCTTTTTCATACATCGTATAATCTGCCGAGCCGGTCGATATATCTTTTAGTCTTTCAACCCACGCCTCTACTTTATCCACATCTATATTGATGTATCCGTTTTTTTCATGCAGCAGCCAGCCAGCAATAGTGTCGGCCTGCTGTGCGATTTGAGCTTTTAGATTATCAATCAGCACATCCTGCTGCTGGGCGAGTTCATACAGTTCGCTAAAGCTGTGCGTGTCCTTGTTCATATCAGCAAGTTCTGTTTTTAAGTTTGTCATCGCCTTTCCTCCCATGGCATGTACCCGCCAGCGCCACAAGTCGGGATTTCTCTGCCAAAAACATCTTTAACGATACTCCATGCCGCTGCGCCGCTTGAGTAAGTTTCTTTCGTGTAAACTTTGCCTGATTTTGAAACATAAGTTTCTGTGTAGTCTGGTTTATTCATACTCCCTCCTCAATAAGGTGTTCTGGTTGTTAAATGTTTCTCGTTCACAATATCGCTTAGCATACCCGCTATAAACCACGCAGCGGTGGCTACAACAGCGCAGCCAAGCGAGACCTTAAGCACTTTTGATATGGCCATTTTCTTTCGCCTTCAAATAATCTTTATAATCCACCGTTGCTATTTCTCGCCATGTCACACCATAGCGCCGCTCGAACTCCGCTTCCTCCCTACGCGCTAGATTCATCACGCCTGGGTTGCAGCTATCAGCAGCGCGGAAGCAAGTCATGGCGACTTTGTTAGCTTTGTGCACCTGCATGGCGAAGGAATGGGTCATTTCCTTCCTCCCATGCCAAGCAGCATCCAAACAAAGCCAATAACATGCTTTACCGCACCAATCCGGCAGTAGATGCTTCCTGCATATCTCGGCATTAAATGAGCCTTACTATGGTTCCTGTATGCCTTCCAGCGATAAAGAATAACACGGTTAGGCTCAATTAAATAAGACCTAGGAACGTAAATCATAATCCTCCCCCGGGAATGGTACAGCAACACCAAACTGCGCCGCCCATGCCCTGATTTCGTTAATATAATTTTCCCATTCTTCAGTCGTCAGCTTGGCGCTGCTCTTAGTGATAAACTTCTTTTGCCCGTCTGGCGTTTCGATAACCTCAACCAGTTTACCAACGTGGCGCTTGAGATATTCATGCACTTCGTCGGCTCCGGCGTTGTTCCCGCACCCTCTAAACATCTCGGTGATTACGGGGATAACGTAACCCCAATAAAACCGATTCTGCTTAGACGAGCGCGGGTTTTTGTACTCGCTTATTATTATCTTGATTCGCTTGCCTTCGTACATTTCAAACAGCCGTTTAATGCCGTTTGAAACATATTCAGGCAGCTTGCCTTTTTTTATCTCTCCATCGTAAACGTGCATACCTAAAATGGAATATCTGTATCATCTGTGAAAGCCTGCTCTGCCTTTTTCCAAGCGGCATCTACGTCATCCTTGGCTGGAAGCGAGTCACCCTTAGTGGAAAGCGACTCCTTTGCACTGCCGAGCATCTGAAGCACGCCGCCAAACTGCGTCAGCACGATTTCGGTTGTGTATTTCTCCACGCCTTCTTTGTCCGTCCATTTGCGGGTTTGAAGCTGGCCTTCAAGATACACCTGAGAACCTTTCTTCAGATAGCTGGATGCGACTTTGCATAAGCCATCATTGAAAATCACGACCTTATGCCATTCGGATTTTTCCTTGCGCTCGCCCGTAGCTTTATCCTTCCAGCTTTCAGACGTGCCAACAGATAGATTGACAATCATCCGCCCGTCCTGAGTGCTGCGGACTTCGGGGTCTTTGCCAAGCCGTCCGATCAGAATAACCTTGTTCACGCTCATTGTCTTTCCTCCAATCCGCTGTTTTTAATTGCTTCATCCTGCTCGAATTTAGTCATGGCGATTTGCGCTTGGTTTTTCACCTCGTCAAACGCCATCGAGTCATATTCGTTGCCGCTGGCTTTCATCTCGTTCATTTTCTCACGAATAAGACCAAGCAATGTTTTTAGTTCCTCTTTGTTCTCAGCCGCATTGATTGCCTGAATGGTGTTTTTAGTCCATGTGTTGCGCATTGCGGCATTGGTGAAAACCGACTTTGATTTTACTTCGTGAGTTTGATTTTCAGAGTCGTTGTCGCCCTCGGTCGGAATGCAGAAGGTTTGTAAGCAGGCGTATTTGTAGGCTGCTGACATGGCCTTGTTGGTTGCTTTATCCCCCGTATCCATCGCCTCGCCAAGCATCCTAACGGTGTGCTTGCTTCCGTCGTGCATTGAGACGAAATCAAATTCCACATCAACCACAACATATATTAAAGTGCTTCCGGTCTTGCTTTGCCTTTCTACAACCTCGCGCGATAATACTCTTGGCAATATGCAAAGACCTGCTTCGGATATAAGAGACGCGAGATGATTATAAACGTCATCAATGCCCCTGAACATATACCCTTTATTGCCGGTTCCTGTTTCGGCTTTTCGGCTTTTTGATATGCCCTCTTTTGCAAGCTCACCCACCACCTTGGCGATGCACTCATAAACATTTGGTTTTTGGCTCATTGTTCACCCCTGTAAATCACTTCGTTGTAAATCGTTGGCTCGTACGGAATCATCGTGTAAGCCGCCATGAATACCACCATCAGCGCAAAGAATAGCGCCACGTCGATTGCTTCTCTCATGATTTGCCCTCCACTAAATTAAAAAACTCCTTGGCTATTGCCTCAATCTCTTCATGGCTATAATGCGGCTCATGCCATTGCAAATGAATGTCGCCAATAATAACCTCCAAGCGGTTGTTTCGGTATTCTATAAAATTGATAGACCCTTTTCTTACATATATCATTTTAGCAGCCCTCCCGCCTTCAGGTGGCTGGTGACAAGCGCCTTCTGGATATGCTCCGGTAACCTCTCCCAGTCCTCTTGCGGCAGATAGGTAAGCAAATCGTCGATTGCGTCGAACATGCTATTCGATGCAGCCAGCATGAAAGAGTCCGATTTCTTGACTGGCTTTTCTGCCTTAAGCGACCTAACCATTGCCACCAGCTCGGTGACTTTAGAATCGCGCCCATACGGTAAATCTCGGCGCAACCCTTCCAGCTTGGCTATAATTCGGTTGTAAATATCGTGCATGGCTAGTCCTCCCAAAGTTTTGATTCTGCCACGCGCTCGGCATAGGCTTCGATTTCCATATCAAGCAGCGCGTTGATGCGGTGGTATGCTTTCAGGCGTGCGGCCTTGCCTGCGCCATTTCGCTCCTGTTCGTTGCCCCAGGCCTCCATATGCTCTTTACGAGCCACGGCAAGAGCCTGAATCATATCGCGCAGCATTTTGATTTCGTCGGTTACGTGGTCGCATATAAATTTCTCAACCTCCAGCTCGTCTGTAAGCTCAAGCCACTTATCGTTATATGCAACGTTTTCGATGGACTGCATACGCGCCTCGATGCGCCCCTCGCGTTCGTATGGCTCTCTAAGCCAGTGATCGTAGTGCGGTGTGTTTGTCATGCTTCCCCCTTTGCTTTTTTGATTGCGGCAATTGCGTTGTCATAAAGTTCTTGCCTTAGCCAGCCGCTTGCAATGCCCTTTTCTAATGCGTCGAGCAACTCAGGCGCGGCGGCGATAATTGGGTTTTTTATATATTCAATGGCGCGCAACGAGTCATTATAACCATTTTCTGTTTGCCAGCGCGTATCACTGTTATTGGCTTTAAGGTTAGCAAGTATATTATTTATTTGTTCTGCATGTGTGTGTGTTGTGTTTGTCATAAACTACCTTTCAAGATGTTAGAAATTTTTTGCCTGAGCGCGATGACATCATCGCACTCGTAGCCACCGCGCTCTAAGTCTTGCCCGTAACGCCGGAGCGCTGCGCGCAAGACCTCAAGTTCCTCTCTTTTAAACCCTACCGAGAAAGTCATCTGCGATCACCTCAGAAAATTTTCCAAAATTTTCAGCAAGCAGCTTAATAAACAGGTCGCGGCTTTCATATTCATCAAGGCCGTCTGTTTCCGTTACCTGCCTATAAGCCGCTGTCACCAGCTCATGATTGAAAAACATGTCGCTTGCGTCTTGTGCTGCGTATGCGTCTTGGATTGTGTAGGTCATAAACTACCTCTTAGCCAAAGTTGTTAAATAATCTGCTGATTGCACCTGCACGGCCCCAGTGGTGAAGCTATGCAAGATGACCGCTGTAAACACGTTGCTGACCAGCAGAGCGGTGATAATAATGTTTTTCATAATGCCTCCGTTTGTTGATGCCCCTTTGTACCAAGCCATTTTGCTTCGGTCAATAACTATTTTCATTTTTTTTCTATTATTTTTTCATTTGACATTATCCCATATATAAATTAAATGTTAATCATCACATTACTATAAGGGATACTATGTACAGTAACGAGGAGCTATATAATCAACTGAAGCGGGCGGCATGGGATGCTGGGATTAGTATCACCGAGCTTTGCAAGCTGGCTAAGGTATCGCGGGCAGCGGTTAGCCACTGGTCAACTGGCCGTGCATCGCCTAATATCAAAACATATAACAAACTGATCACCGTAGCGGAGGGCATCAAAAATGGCACTTTTGCAGGATGAAGAAGAATTTTTCAGCGCTTACGAGCGCCATTTGGCGGGTGCCTCTACCCGTAAGGATGAGGGGTTGTCGTTGACAAGCAATGTCGCTACACCCGCCGCCAATTATGAGTGTGTGCGTACCGGCGTATCCGGTTATTTCGCGGATAAGGGTCGTAATGACGCGAGCATAAATGGGACAGACCTAACCAAGCGACTTAAAATGTCGCCCACACTCGCCTATCGCCCGATCAGCGAGTGCCTGCCAACCTTCAGGATTTCTGCTTAATGCTTGACAAAAAAGCAGACAAGCGTTTCCGCGAATGGCTGCAAACACTTCCTTGTTGCGTATGCGGCCAATTTGCTGAATATGTTAATGGCGAAGGAAGGTCGCACGCTGCACACGTCAGGCACAAATCAGGCATTGCCACCAAGCCACTTTTCCAAGCTGTTCCACTGTGTTACAAGCATCACGAGGAGCAGCACCGCAAAGGTCATAACTGGTTTATGTCAATGGAAATGTGGCTGAAACTTGCCGATACATATTACAAAAAATGGTTAAACCATGAAAATAGAAATACCTAACTGGACACCCGCAACGGTCAATCAGCTTTTATCGCTGCACTGGGCTAGAGCGAACAGAAGAAAGACAGCCGACCGCCAGATGATAGGCGTGTATTGCTACAAATCAGGGCTTACGAAAGCCACAAAAAAGCGCCATGTAGAACTGACAATAATCAAATCAGGCAGGGGCAGATTGCCAGACCCAGACGCATATTTCAAAAGCGTTTTGGATGCTTTGAAAAATCTCGGATACATCATCGACGACAGCACGAAATGGGTTGAGTGGAATCAGCCTAAAATCGAACGCGGAAAACAGACAAAAACGATTATCGAGGTGACAGATGCAGAGTCGTAAAATGTCTTTTGTGGAATCGTGTTGCAATGTGGCTATAGGCTATTTGATAGCCGTTGCCGCGCAATATGCGATTTTTCCGTTGTTCGATATTCATATCGCACATAGCGAACATTTCGCCATTGCTGCGCTTTTCACGGTTGTTAGCCTAATCCGCAGCTACGCATTGCGGCGTTTGTTCAATAGGTGGCATCAAAAATAAAATAAAATTAAATATAAATTATTTGAAAATGTAATTTTTTTTTGTATAGTAGTAAAACCTACATTGCGGGTAGGTAGACCTCTTAAATGTGTATCCATGCCGCAATCGTGGGTACACTTTTAAGGGGTTTTTTATGTCTGATTATCAGGCGTTTCTAAAGCAAAAATCAATAATTCCTCCGCTAACTGGTTTAGCTGTTGTTCCAAAGTTAAATTCCAACTTATTTGATTATCAGGACGATATAGTTAGCTGGGCATGCAAACGTGGGCGCGCAGCGTTATTTGCAGGAACCGGTCTCGGCAAATCTCTTATGGAACTTTCATGGGCAAATGCGCTTTATGAGGCCACAGGTCAGAGAACGATTATATTTACACCTCTTGCCGTAGCCTCACAAATGCTTAAAGAGTCCAAAAAATTCGGAATAGACGCAGCGCATGTATCGCACCACCAAGATAGTAACAAGCCAATACTTATCACGAATTATCAAAAACTAGATCATTTTGATTTATCTATGTTTGGTGGCGTTGTTTTGGATGAAAGCAGTATCTTAAAAAACGAAAGCGGCCACTATCGCACCAGATTAATTAATGAATGCAAGCGCGTTCCATTTAGGCTGGCTGCAACTGCCACGCCTGCACCAAATGACTATATGGAACTTGGAAATCACGCTGAATTTAACAGCATAATGTCTTACACGGACATGTTATCAACATTTTTCGTGCATGATGCTTCTAATACGCAAGAGTGGAGGTTAAAGGGTCACGCGGAAGATGAATTTTGGAAATGGATGGCCAGCTGGTCTGTAATGTTAAGAAGCCCATCTGATTTGGGTTATGACGGCAGCAAGCATATTTTGCCTAAGCTTCATCAGATTCAACACACCGTCAAGGCCGAATATAAAAGTAACCTGGATACTGGTTTCCTGTTTCCGCTTGAGGCGCAAAGCATGGGCGAAAGGTTGCGCGCTAGAAAAGCTACCATTAATGAAAGAGTAAAAAAAGCATCTGAATTGGCAAACGACAGTAAAGATTGCTGGGTTGTGTGGTGCAATCTAAATGATGAGAGTTCACTTTTAGCTGATAAAATTGATGGAGCGGTTGAAATAACCGGAAGCATGCCAGAGGATAAAAAGATAAAAATTTTAGATGATTTTGCGGCTGGCAATATCAGGGCTTTAATAAGCAAGCCTTCGCTAACTGGATTTGGTTTAAACTGGCAGCATTGTAATAATACCGTTTTCGTAGGGCTAAATGATAGTTTTGAACAAATATATCAAGCGGTCAGAAGATTTTGGCGATTTGGCCAGAAAAACGAAGTATATGCACATTTCATCGCAAGCGAGCTTGAGGGTGCAGTAGTAGCAAACATAAAAAGAAAAGAACAGCAGGCTGAACATATGGCCAATCAAATGATTAGGCACATGGCTGACTTAACCGCTGAAACAATACGCGGCGCGGTGCGTGAAACCGCTTCTTACATACCAACCCAAAAAATGGAGATTCCAACATGGCTATAAATGCAATAAATCAGGTTATTAATGAACAATACGCAATTTATGAAGGTGACTCTTGCGAATTAATGCAGGGCATTTCAGGAAATAGCATTGGGTATTCTTTGCATAGCCCTCCATTTGAGGGGTTGTATAAATTCTCTAATTCTGACCGCGATGTCAGTAATAACGAGGGTGAAGGATTTTGGAAGCACTATGGATTTATAATAAAGGAACTATTGAGAATTACTAAGCCCGGAAGATTGGCAAGTGTGCATGTTATGCAGCTTCCAACCAGTAAAACAAAGCATGGCTTTATTGGAATGAGAGATTTTCGAGGCGAAGTTGTAAAAGCATTTCAAGATGCAGGCTGGCACTTTGCCAGCGAGGTTTGCATATGGAAAGACCCAGTTGTTGCTCAACAGCGTACAAAATCAATACGCTTGCTGCATAAGCAAGTAACAAAGGATTCTACGATAAGCGGACAAGGCCTTGCTGACTACATCTTAACGTTTCGCAAGCCGGGAATAAATGACGAGCCATGCGATGGAATGTTCGAGTTTTATATTGGCGAAGGAGATGCTCCAGAACCAATAGAATCCAGACTTGGAAGGCAATCTGAAGATGAAGCAAAGAAGTGGTATAGCATAGAGGTCTGGCAAAGATATGCCTCTCCGGTTTGGATGGACATAAATCAAAGTCGCACACTTCAATATCGTGGCGCTAGAGATGATAAAGATGAACAGCACATAAGCCCATTACAATTAGACGTTATTGAGCGCTGCATTCATTTATGGAGCAATCCCGGTGATGTTGTGTTTACTCCATTTTTGGGCATTGGAAGTGAGGTTTATGGTGCGGTTGAACTAGGTAGAAAGGGTATTGGAATTGAGCTTAAACCTAGTTATTTCAAGCAAGCAGTAAAAAATTTAGAAGCGTTGCAAAATTCGAATCAATGCAAACTTGCAGTTTAATATAGAATATTTATACAATAACGAATCCCGAAAGGGACAGGGGCTTGAATGGGCTTATAATCCATTGACGAGCCTGCGCCTTCTACCCTCGCCGGAATGGACAGGTGCCCCAAAATAAACAAGGCGAGGATAGGGGCGAGGAATATGGCAAGAGCCAGAAACATTAAACCATCTTTTTTTACCAATGATAGACTCTCAGAATGTCATCCGCTTGCACGTTTGCTTTTTATTGGGCTTTGGACAATAGCAGATCGTGAAGGTAGGCTAGAGGAGCGACCTAAAAAAATCAAGGCCGAGATTTTGCCATATGATGATTGCGACTGTGAATCGCTTTTAAAACAACTTCACGCATATGGTTTTATACAAAGGTACGAAGTTGATAATATAAAATATATTCAGATAGTTAACTTCACAAAACACCAGAACCCACACATAAAAGAGCAGGCTAGCACCATACCAGCACCAGACTTGCACAGTGCTAGCATGGAACTTGCCCGGCCTCTTACTGATTCCCTCTTACTGATTCCTGATTCCCCCTTATTGATTCCTGAATCTATTGATAGCGCGCGCGATAAATCGCACGCTTCAAAACCGAAAAAAAGAGCTACACGATTGCCAGAAGATTGGGGACTACCTCAAGAATGGGGGGAATGGGCAGAAACGCAGGGACTAAGCGGCGATGAAATCCTGAGACAAGCGGAAAAGTTCAAAGACCGCCAGCAATCAAGGGGAGCCGCATATTCAGACTGGCAGGCAACTTGGAGAAATTGGATTAGAAACCACATCGAGTGGAGCGCAAAAAATGTACAAGCCCAAAAAAGATAATTTTGAAAACTTCACGCCAATTCCAAACCCATGGGAGGAGAGGGAAAAAAACAGGGCGGAAGCTGTATCGCAATACGTTTCATCGTTCATGAGCCGGTCAATGCTTTACTCTCAGGCAAAGTCCGAGGGATGGGATATCGCTCTAATGCGATATGTTCGCGCGGTGGCAAGCACGCAAGCGCAAATTCTATACCCCGGAAACAGCGGCACTGGTTACGACGCGCAGGTCATTTTCGACAAACGTCCAACCAAAGAGCAGGTTTATCGGTTTCTTTCAGATCAGCGGCTGCAAGCGAATATGGGATTTATCGATGTTGGCATACCTACGGGAATGGTCGAGGCTTGGAAAGCAGACGCAGCATATAGGTTAAATCAGATTAACAATAAAGCGCTGTAAATTAACCCTTATTTCTGGTAAATTGAAAAAATGTACAAAAACAATACGATGAAAAACGGCAAGCCATGGGATGGTTATAGCCGTGAGAACACGGTGCCAGAGCGTGCTTTACTTCTGGCGGTGCTCGACCAAGCATTCAAGGATTTGCGGTATCACCTGCGCCACACTCGTAAAATCGGAGCGGTCAGGAATTTGAAAGGCGAGAATCATTTTTACGCAAACGAAGCCTATGATTGGTTTGTGTACAGGCGTTACACATGGCTTTGCGATTTGGTAGGTGTTATGCCTGAAGCGGTAGAAAAGCGATTTAACGAGATTGTTAATGAGTACCAAAGCAAACGCAAAAAATCATGAGGGCTTATGACCGATGAAATCATCCGTGGTGACGTGCTAAGTAAACGGGAGATTGAACAGCGCCGCATTATCGTGAAAACGACAGAAAAAGGCGGTCTGGAACTTAAGGCACCTACCTATGAGAATAAAATAGTGCAAATTCTCATAGAAAGGGGGTTTTTAGAAGAGAAAGCGTACTGGGATGGATGTGACTACCTAGAACTTAAAAATAGCTTATACGGCTTTCTAAACGCAAAAACGATGGCGGGGATATTTCAGCAAGCGGAAAGCGGTTTTAAAAAGACATACGGGGATTACGGTTTTAAGGTCGCATATAACTACCTTGGTAAAATCCATCATGGTGTTATCGAAAGGGCTATGAACGAAGCGCCGCGAAAAGGCGAGCTTGATAGAATAGCGGTGGTAGAGGCATACCGACTGAGCTTCGATAGACTACAGGAAGCCATGACGCTGGCAAAGAAAGCCGTTGCCGATCAGATCGAGCTTGACATCAGGCAACATCAGGTTTAATATACGCATGAGCATGGCGATTTCGCACGCCTAAAATTTAGCTAACCCGATTTAAAAAGAGCGGGTTTTTTTAACCACATGATAGCGCATTCTTACATAACCAAAGAGCAGTTTGACGAATTCTGCGATTTCATCATTGATGGGCAGACAACAAGGCAGGCTGCAAAGAGCTTAGGCAAAAACAGGCGCTCGATATACAAGTGGATAAATAACCACGCAAGCCAAGAACAAGTGCACCAATACGCGCGCGCATTACAGATGTCAGCCGATTCTCTGGCTGAGGATGGGCTTGAAATCGTTGATGATGATTCGCTCGATATAGGCTTCGATGACGAGGGTAAGCCATTTGTTAAGGGCGAGAATATCCAGCGCAGCAAAGAGCGTGCAAGTTATCGCAAATGGCTTGCTGGGAAAAGAGAGCCTAAGAAATACGGCGAAAGCACGACGCTTAAAGGCGATAAGGATAATCCACTTACACCGGCAATCATCAAGCTAGACCTCGGCAGCCCCGATGCCGGAGCAGATTGATTATATATATAAGCGTCCGTGGCTGTATAAAAAGCAGCTTGAGGCGATTTTCCATGATAAGCGATATGGGTGTGTAGAGGCATCAACTAAAGCTGGAAAGACGGTTGGCTGCATCGTCTGGCTATTTGAACAAGCCTTGCAGGGTAAGACCGGTGATAATTACTGGTGGGTAGCGCCGATATTCCCGCAAGCCAAGATTGCCTATAGGCGATTAAAGCGGTTTATGCCGCCAAAGCTTTGCAATACGAACGAGCAAGAGCTGCGTATTGATTTGCCTAATGGCGCTTGCATGTGGTTCAAGGGTGCGGATAACCCTGACTCGCTATATGGCGAGGATGTCAAAGCGGCTGTAGGTGACGAAGCAAGCCGATGGAAAGAAGATGCGTGGTTTGCACTTCGCTCAACGCTAACGGCAACACGCGGCAAGGTTCGCCTGATTGGTAACGTGAAAGGCCGCAAGAACTTCTTTTATCAGATGTGCCGTAAGGCTGAGGCTGGTGATCCCGATATGGCTTACCATGTCATCACGGCTTACGATGCGGTTGATGGCGGGGTGCTTAAGCTTGCTGAGGTTGAGGATGCAAAGCGTCAGTTGCCCGAGCAAGTATTCAATGAGCTTTACTTGTGCAAGCCGTGTGATGATGGCGGCAATCCGTTTGGCATAAAACAAATACAGGATTGCATCGCGCCGCTTAGTGGCCGTGATCCGGTGTGCTGGGGAATTGACCTTGCCAAATCTTATGACTGGACAGTCGCTATTGCGCTGGATGAGCACGGTTCGGTGTGTCGATTCGAGCGCTGGCAGTCGCCGTGGGAAGATACCATCAGCAAAATTAAATCGCTTGTTACAAAAGGCCGCGCGCTGATTGACTCAACCGGT